GATAATGTGCTCGTGTTCATTGTCGTAAAAACGAATTAGAAATTCACGATCAAACTCTACTTTTGTTATTGGTATCTGGTATGTTACAATACCGTTTGAATCCGAAGTGATGGTTGTCTCTTCAATTGAGTGGTCCACCAAATCTTCCACATAGACAATGTAGTCGTAGTTAGCGTCTGGTAAAGTCCATGTTGTTACTAGAGGATATGGTGGAACTCTCATTAATTCCATTTTACTTGCCGAACTCCTTGGCAACTTCTTCTGGAGTTGCTAGACGAGTGTGACCTCTTTTTAGCCATTGGGCAGATGCTTCCTTAGTTACAATATTGTAACCAATAAAGACCTTACCAACACCCTGCCAAGTAACATTCTTTGTAGAATGAATAGCAACTGTTTCTTGTACTTTAGTTGCTACCTTAGCTGGCTTTGGCTTCTTTTCTTCTTTAAATGTTGCAACACCCATTGCACCAGAACCAACTGGACCAAGGCCCTGCTTTTCTGACGGCTTTGGCATTTCAATAACATCTGAATTTACTGCTGGAGCTTCTTCGATTTTTGGCTCTTCTACGATTGCTTCTTCTGCTTCCGCAATTTCTTCAACCTGTGTTGGCTCTTCGATTTTAACTGGCTCTGCAGCTGGAACAGATACTTCCTCTGTGCTGATTTCGTTATTTGTATTTTCTGACATAATAACCTCCTAAATATAAATTATAACAGATATTAGAAGAGGGCAGGAGCCGAAACCCCTGCCCCCTCTAAAAGGATACCTAATAAATATTAGGCGTCTGAAGCTGCATCTGCATAAGCAATTGCATCTTCTTCTTCCCACTGAATACCGAATCTTACGAATACGGTGTACTCAATGGTGTCCTTCTTTGGCTTGTACTCACGGTTTACAGTGATGTCTCTCTGGAAACCCCATACACGGTTCTGAGGGAATGTAAGGTCTACATATCCTGCAGGGTAGTAAGGAACTTCCTGAACGTCAACACCTAGAACACGTGTTGTACGTGCTCCACCGAATGTCTGAGCTGAGCCGTCTAGGTAGTTCTGACGGTTTGCAGCTGTACCTGCTGGAGTACCAGCAAATGCCTCAGCAATAGCGTCAGCTAGAGTACCGTTGTTCTTGATGATACCCTGGAACGCATCTGTTCCAGCGTAGAACTTCAAGTTGCTCTTTAGAGCACGGTACTTGCGAGGCATAGCCAAGATAATGTTTTGCATTACATCGGTTGTCCAAGCATTGTCAGTTACAGTTACAACTGACTCGTGTGCATCTCCATTAGTGGCCTTGTTAACAAAACCGTTCATGATAGAAAGGAAAGCACCATCGCCTGAGTCACCAGTACCGTTGATCGCTAGATCTTCAATGTCATTCGCAAAAGCGTTTGTCATCAAACGTACTAGGTGGTCCTCAAGAGCACCTCCTTCAATACCATCTTCTAGAGCTTCAGCTGATACTTCCCAATCCAAACGAATCTTCTTGGTAGTTAGCTCAACCTTTGTGAACTGAGCACCAGCGTTAGTGTAGTCACCAACAGCCTGTGCAGCAGCACGAATAACACGTTCGCCTACGTTAACCTTTTCAAGTTCCATAGTATTGGCTCTCATAGTTACACGGCGTCCATCCTTGGCGAGTACTGTAGCATCCCATACGTAGTCAATAAAACGACGTGCCTGTTCAGGGCGTAGAATACCAGATCCAGCATCTCCAGAAGGATTGATTGCGTTAGGTCCAGATGTAGAACCGAATGTTGCTGTTGGAATGTTACCAACTGCACCTGCGGTAGCATAGTTACCTGGTACGTTAGCACCATCTTCAGAACCTGATGCAAATGCACCTTGTCCCTGGTAAAGACCAGGAGCGGTTCCACCTAGATTACCAGATGTACCTGGTTGATTTTTAATAATTTCTTCCGACATATTGTTCACCTCCTAAGTGATTATAATTTACTTAAATAAATCGGCAGTTTTGAGGAAACGTCCGCCCCATAGGGATTTTTCAACAACCTGTTCTGGTTGTTCCTGTACAATCTCGCCGAGATCGCCAGACTTACGGAAAGCAGTGTCAGCCTCAACAGCGTCCACTCTCTTTCCAAACTCATTAAATACGTCCTTGCTTGAAGTTACCTCATTTTTTACTTCAACCAAAGACTTTGTTAGTTCTGCAATTTGATCAGCTTGTGCTTGAACAACTGCAGTTAGGTCGCTAAAGGCTTTTGAAACAACATCTTTAACATCTGCAATAGATGCCTCTAGAGTGTTTTCAGACTTGGATACTTCTTCAGTTCCTTCAACGGTTGCATCAATAGAATCTGACTTTTCTTTCTTATCGTCCTCTTCGCCAGACATGTCGTCTGCCTCTTCAGGTACGGTAGAACCAGGCTTGTCATCTTCATCAGCATCTGCTGACTTCTCTACTGATACATCTGCTGCTTCAACTGCTGCATCTGCCTCTGGAGCGACCTGTGATTCTTCAACTACATCTTCAGACTTTTCTGTGATGTCATTTGTTGTGTCAGTCATAGGACCTACCTCCTTGTTAATCTCAGTCTTAATGCCTTTAGCACTATCAACTAAGAACTTTATCATATCTGTTTTTTCGTTATCATTCTTTTCAACGAAACCTATATTTTGCATTGCCTCACCAGAAGTTGGAGATTTCTCAACTTCATTTTGTGAAAGGATTACAATGCCAGAATCTTTATCCCAAAATACGTTTTCTATTTCAGTGTCAACACCAGTTACGGTGTCCTTGCCATTTACCTTTTCAACAGAAAGAATATTAGCAAATTGATTTGCTGGGGTGTCAACTAGTGACAGCTCAACTAGATCATATTCTTTGATAATGCGAATAGGAGAGTTAGTTGCCTCATCAAATGCATCGTCGTACTTATTCATTCTGCCACCAATTGAAAAACCTGAAAGGGTACCATCAAGTACCTTCTCCCAGGTGTCCTGTGCACCCTTTGAAACATATGCAGATACATATACTCCACTATAAAACTTCTTTGTTTCAGGGTCAAAATACTTGTCTTCTTTAAATGCTACCATTTTTCCAACAGCTAATGGCTGGTGCATTTCACGGATGTTACCACGAAACTTTGAGAATGCCTTAACAGATGCGTCAGATGTGACGATATCTTTTTGACGGTCAACGTTGTCGAGCGTAGCAAAGCCAGAAACGATACGACGTTCCTTGTCTACTTTAGAGAATGGCATAGATAGGCGAACATTGTCACCCTCTGAATCCCAGTGTGCTTTAGCGATAGTCATGGTATCTTAATTATAAGGCCTTTTTTAGAAAACATGTTAATAACTATGTTAGTAACTATGTTAATAACTATTTAGAGGACCTTCCCTCTCCCTTTGGATTTCTTCCAGCAACAGTAGTTGTGCTGTCGGATGAGTTGTTGGCTCTTTCACCGTCTCTAGTTTTGCTGCCTGCCATGTTACCCTTAGCATCAGCAGATTGTCTAGGATTCAACTCTAGTGGTTGTTCTCCGTGAGGCAAGTGTGGAAGTCCGAGAACTTCACGAGCCTCGTTAGGGATCATGATCTGATTCTTAACATAACGTTCTAGAATTTGAGATTGTGCAATTTCGTCTGTAAGAGTTAGTTCATTAAACTTAAAGTCTAAGATGTCTGTCTTTTCTTTGACGATCTTGTTAATCATCTTTTGAAGATTTGCCTGAGCTGGTCTAGCCACCTGCTCCTTAAAGGTTCTATCCTGTGCAAGAGCAGCAGCGATAGCTGATGAGTCTCCTCCACCAATCTTAGATAGTGGAACTTGGTGAGCTACTAGGATATCGTCACGATTACGAATTCTATAGTTATTGAAGGAAGCTTCTTGAACACCAGACTCTACAGCTTCCATCTTAAACTCTACCTTATTGGTATCTGAGTCTCCTGGAAGTGGGATATAAAGTGTACGGTGGTTTGATCCCTTTAGACTTGTCTGTAGGAACCTGAACATCTTATCCTCAGCCTCTTCAGAAAGCTTTGCACCCTTAAGAGTTACAACGTAGCGTGGAACTGCCTTGTTGGAGAAGTAGTCAATGTTATACTGTGAGGCTAGCTGATCTCCATTTAGAGCAGAGATTGCTGACATGATATCAGGAACTCCATAGAATGTGTTTAGAGGAGAGTATTCCTTGTAGTGGAGAATTTCATTTGGACGTGGATCGTTAGTGATTGGATTCTCGTTCTTTGCCCCGAAGTTACGGAAGTAAACAACCTTATTACCAATAATCTGAACATAGCCATCTTTAAGTCTGCGAACACGCATAGTTGTTGCAGGAATATGACCGATATATCCAATCTCACCCTTTACGGTTCTTCCGATTTCCAAGTATCCGTTTCCAGTTGCCTGGACATCTGTATAAAACTTCATCATGGTATTGGTGAATGAGTCGTCATCATTTAGATTTTCAAGCCAGTCACGCATTTCCATCTTTGCACGTTCAATACGCTTACGGGCTTTATCTACAGCACTGTCATTTTGCTGAGACTCCAAGGACATTACTGTACGCTTAGAAGTTTCAAAATCATAACCAAGGCCAACGATATTTTCTACTTTGGCATCAATTGCTGCATGGTTTGCAAATGAGGTATCGTAGAAGTTTGCAAGTTCGTATAAGTTCCATGGTGGAGTAATTACATCAAAGATTCCGTATCCATTACGAAAGACTCGTCCTGGATTTATTTCCTTTGACCTAGCTCCATCAAGTCCACGGTTAGTTGCTAGAGCACTGTCCTGATAGGATGAGCTCATGACGTCTACCTGGTTATACTGTAGTGTGGTTTCTACTAGCGGATCATTGTTAGCCTTTTGTAGTCTATCTGATCTACGCTTAAAGTTTTTCTCTATTCCAGAGAATATCTTAATATCTTCCCAGGCCTTATTAAAAGGGTCTTGTGCCTTAAAGATATCAACCTCTGGTTCGAAGTCGCCTACACGAGCATCTCCCCAAGGAATCTGGTATTCATATTCTTCTGACATTACTCTTCATCCCCGTACATTGCAAGTGTGTTTTTGGCAGCCATGACAGCACCGAGATCATTTAGATTTGGGATAAGTCCCTGGCTCATTCGATCTACCTGTTCGCTGTATTCTTCGTCTGTTACTCTTTCAACGCCAGGCATGAATTCATACGAACCATCCTCTTGGCCAAGAGCCTTTGCTTCTTGTTCTAATTTACGAATCTGAAGTGCGTCACCCCTATGGGACGGAATGTTCAATACTGAACCGTTTCCATCTGTGAAAGGCTTGCCGTTAGCCTTTTTCCAGAAATAGATTCCCCAATCGTATTGCTTATCCAAAACTGTAATTTTGGACTCACCGATCTGACCAGGAACTTTAAATTTTTCAGAACTCATAACCACTAGTATACCATACTATACCCTTTTAGTGTTTATAATTACCAAAATATATTATTTTATTATTTGTGTAAACCAGCGAGGTGTAGTGTATCTGACAGCTCCAGCTACTGGATTTACTCCGTGAACAAAGTTTTCGTTGTCTGGAAAACAGAGGAGATCTCCTGGTTCTGGCTTAAACCCAACTCCATGTTCTGGAAAATAGATTTCTCCACCAGAATAATTATCATTTATGTACACTAAGGTAGCTATATCATTTGGTCTACTGGAATCAAAGTGTTCGTGCATCCCAAAGCCTGGACTAAATCTTGCAATGTGTGTCTTAGTATCTAAGAATTCAGAGAATGGGTTGTTGTAATTTTCAACTACATAGTCGTATACCTTATGTGCGTACTCTTGCATAATTGCTAGAAGATCTTCGTCATTCCTTTGAATCTCGTGATATGTGTGAACCTTGAACTCTTGCTCACCGTTTCCATAATCTAGAAACTCTTCATCATGCTTAATAGAATAGTTATAGATTCTATCTGCAATATCTTTTGGCATAAAGCCTGGTACGTAATGTATCTGTGCAGTCATGGTGATCCAATCTATGAGAATGACATATTGCTGTGAGAATCCATAGATCCCTTTCCACAGCGGCTACAAGAGCTTAGGATGGCTTTTGTAAAAGGACATTGAGCAGTGACAAGTTTATGCCCACGAAAAAAGCAAGTAGCTTTATTTTTTAAAGTTTTATCCAATTTGGACCAACATACCCTTCTCTGTACGGGCTTATATCATAAGCAATTGTTATTCTTGGCCCGTCCCAATCCCAGTTACCAATATTGTGTGGATGTCCAGTTTCTGAAACAACGAGTCTATTGTTTTTATTAATGTTCTCTACTTCTGTTTTTCTATCTACTAGATAGTGAGTCGTTGATGGTTCTGCACTTACGCAGTAATACCCGTGAAATACTGGAGCCCCTTTGCCATCCATGTGATCATGATAGTTAGTCTTATCTGATGGATTGTGAGGAGAGTTTCCATAGCTTGTTCCATAATCTAGATTAAACCATCCATTTATCATGTACTCTGAGGAATTGAAATCTATTCCATAGTACTCACAAGCCTCTGCAGTTACCTTACGCAACTCATTTTTTAAGTTTTGAATAGCATCATTATCAAAAGTAAATATGTTATAGTATTGGCCCAATTGGGTTGGGGCTCCACCGCCTAGATCGTTATACATTGGAATCTGTTCTAATGGAATATTAAACATTTCCCCAGATAGCATTTTTGAAAGAACGTCTTCTAGGTATTCCGATAAAGCATTTAGATCATTATCTAGGTATGCATCAAAGAATCTTTGTGGTGGTTTTGGATTTTTCAATTTAGAGGTATCCAATGTTGTTCATGAGCTACTCCTGCTTTTTCAAGTAAATCAAGAGGCTGGATATCATAGGCTATGGTGATTCTTGCACCATCCCAGTCCCAATTACCCATTGCATGAGGATGTCCCATCTCAGATAGGATAGCACGGTTATTCTTATTTTCGTTTATCTTAAACTCATCGAATGTGACGTAGTGTGTTTGTGAGGGTTCTGCACTTACACAATAATACCCATGAAAGTTTGGAGCACCTTCACCACCATGTTCGTGCCAGTCAAGCTTTCCATTCCCAGAATGGTTTATGTTAAACCATCCCTGCAGCATGAACTGCTGACTATCAAAGTCTATGCCGTAGTATTCGCAGGCTTCACGAACCATTTTACCAACAGCCAAGTATAAATTATAGATTTCTTTTGTATGGAATTGAAAGACATTGTACTCTCTCCACTTCATGGTAGAGATACTTCCAGATTCTTTCCATAACTCGTTATCAGATAATGGATTTACGCCAATTATTTCAGCCTTTTGAATTAGCTCGTATCTTTTTTGTAAATCGTCAGATAACTTGGATAGATCATTCTCTAGGAATGCGTCAAAGAACTTGTGTGGTTGCGTTGACTTGCTTATACTCTTTATACCCTGCATAAAATTTTATCTTTCTATTATTGTGCAATACAATAATACCATAAAATTTTAGTAGCTTGGAGAGAATCCAAATACACCGAAAGGCGAGAATCCGAATACTCCAAATGGTGAGAATCCAAATACTGAGAAAGGTGTGAATGCAAAGGTAGTGACGGTTGCAGAATATGCAGACCAAGCTGAATTACCGTTTGCATTTATTGCATAAACTCGATAAGCCTGAGCTGTTCCACCTTCCTGGGCTATAGGACTTACAGCGGTTGCAACTCCAATTGATCCAGCTTTTCCATCGTTAGACTCCCAGTAGTATCCTGTTAAAGCCTTTCCTCCGTTAGCACCTGCAGTCCAAGAAAGACTGTCTGTTGTAGTTCCAGCTTGGTTAACTCCACCAGATGATCCTGTTGGAGAGCTTACAACTAGTGCAGTTGGTACGTCTGGAACTGTCGTTACTGTAATGGCTGCTGTAGCAGAAGATGCTGCAGAGGTACCGTAAGAGTTTGTGGCAGTTACAGTAAAGGTTGGTGTGGCACCGCTAGCGATACCTGCAACAACTATTGGAGAAGATGCTCCAGTAGCTGTCTGACCAGTTGAAGCGGTTACAGTATACGATGTAGCTGCATTCCTAGCATCTGGAGTAAAGACAACAGATACTGCTCCATTATTGTAAGGTCTTGCTGTTCCAACATCAGTACCTGTACCGATTGTTGGTGCGTATGGTGCCAAGAAGTCGTTCTGCTTAACAGAGGACTTTCCTGCTCTTTTGCTTACTGCCATTTAATTCATTCCCCTTCTAGGATTAAGCTGATAGATCTCCGAAAACAACCCAAGTATCGGTTGCTCTCTTAAATAGTGTAGCAGATGACCACTGGGTACGTAGCTTTAGGCCAGGAGTAGCATTAACTGTTACTCCAGCTCCTGCAGCGATAGTAACCTGTCCAGCACCTGTCTGTAGGATATCAATAGATGTTCCTACTGGATATGCAACTGAAGAGTTGGCTGGGATAGTAACTGTAACTCCTGTGGCAGAAGAAACTTCTACGAGCTTGTCACGGTCAGCTAGGGCTGGTGTGTAAGCTCCTGCTTGCTGGTTAATAACTGTTAGGGATGGAACACCCTGCTTAACCTGAGTACCGTCAGTAAATGCGATACCAGAAGCTGATACTGTAGTTAGACCAGTGAAGGTCGGACCAGCCAGTGGTGCCTTAAGGGCAACATTTGTAATAGTCTCATAAGTTGAAGCAGCAGTTGTAGAAGCAAGCTTTGCATCAATCTGTGTCTGAATTGCAGAAGTTACTCCATCAACGTATCCTAGCTCAGTAGCTGATACGTTCCCAATTGAAGTGGTGCTTGGAAGTACTACAGTTCCGCTGAATGTAGGTCCTGCAAGAGGAGCCTTTGTATCAATCTGTGTTTGGATAGCAGATGTAACTCCATCAAGGTATCCGAATTCTGTATTAGATACATCTCCAACAGTAAGTGATGTTGCAGATAGTTCTCCAAGTGCAAGAGCATCAAGCGATCCCTGAGAGAAGTTTACTGTAGTACCTGGTTCATCGGTAACACCCTTAAACAACTTCCAGGTGCCAGCAGATGAGTCACGTACAAGACCTGTGTGCTGATAAGTTCCGTCGTTAAAAGCTGAAACGATTCCTAGGTCTGACACGTTAGCTGAGTTTCCATCACCCATGTAAATCATAGGGTCTGTAATGTTTAGGTTTGCAGCATTTACAGTTGTGGTTGTTCCGCCAACAGTTAAGTTGCCAGAAAGTATGATATCTGCTGCAGTTAGTGTACCAGTAAATGTTGGGTCAGCAAGTGGTGCCTTTGCATTGATCTGTGTCTGAATTGCAGATGTAACTCCATCAACATATCCGATTTCGGTGGCTGAAACATCGCCAATTGAAGTTGTAGATGGTAGAACTACTGTACCTGTAAATGTAGGGGCAGCCAAGGTTGCTTTAAGATCTAGAGCAGTTTGGGTTGCAGTAGAAACTGGCTTATTGGCATCTGAGGTGTTGTCTACGTTTGCAAGACCAACTGAAGACTTTGTAAGAGCAGATACAGCTGTTGATACTGCTGAGTCTGCGTAGGTCTTAGTTGCAAGAGCTGCAGTATCTGCGATACCATGAATGCTTGTTGTGTCTGCCTCGTGGTTTGAAAGAGCTAGGGCTGCTGCTGACTGAGCATCAGAGGCTTTGCCATCTGCGTAAGTCTTTGTAGCAAGAGCAGCTGTGTCAGCGATACCGTGGACACTTGTTGTGTCTGATTCGTGAGTACTTACAGCATTATCAGCATAAGTTTTGGTGGCTAGTGCAGATGTATCTGCAATTCCGTGGACACTTGTTGTTTCTGAATTGTGAGTATAAACCTTTGTGAATGCGTCAGTTTCTGCGTGAGCTTCTGCTGCTAGCATTGCTGAGGTGGCTGCTTCGTCAGTATAGAACTTAGAGTCTTCTAGTGTTGCTGTATCTCCTGAAAGAATCGCATCATTGATAGCGTTTATAACGTCAGAGACTTCTCCGAAAGTATCTAGAATTTCTGGAGCATTATTGATTATGTTAGACAGTTGAGCAATAGAGATATTTCCATTTACGTCTAGAGTGGCTACACCATTTGGCTGGCCAAGTTCGGTAATTGGAACATAGTCGTCCAAGCTTCCGCCAAGATCGGCAAGATTCTTAAAAGGAGATAGGTCTGAATAGTGGTTTACACCATCACCAATACGGAATTCTCCACTATCGCTTTCGAATCCGATCTCACCTGCTGCGAGAATTGGGTCTGCTGATGTCCATTGGGCCGCAGTTCCTCTGCGTTGCTGCATTCTTGTTGCCATAGTAATTATCTCCTAATATCGGGGTTGACCCTTTGTGTACATTTATAATTATAACATTCGTTTTGCGAATGCTTAATT